AAAATCTAAAGAATTTAGTTGCTTCAGTAAGCAACACAGATTTAAACACAGGTAAAGCTATCAGCAATGAGATGGGTCTAAGGAAGGCTCTAGGTTTGATAGAGTATTACTTTGCTGAAAACTTTACACCAGGAACAGTTAGAGACTTAAAGTCGTTGGATGACAGAACTTCCATAGAGAACACGCTAAGATATACACTGGGTTACCGCTCAAGAAACACAACCATTGACGAGGGCATTGGATATAAACTTAGAGGCTTAGGTAAATCTCTGAAGAACATACGATCTGCATACGCTGGCGATACTAGTAGAATGGATTCCGTAGAGGATGCTTATAATAAAAACAACGCAGTCTATCGTAGGAACATGGAGGTTCTTGTGGACTTTGCCAATGAAGCCAAGGCTTTTGGTTCAAGGAACCCAGACTCTGGCCTGACCGAAGAAAAGATAAGTTCTCTGATGAAGAAGGCTGGGCTAAACGTAAGCCAAGTCAATGATGCAATGTCTGGCAACGTGACAGATATGCCAATATTCGTATCCTTGGGTGAACGAAAGAAGGAAGATAAGTTAAGAAGATACGTTGAGCTTGGAGAAAGAATGAGTCCACGAACTCTTACAATAATGCTTCAAAGAGACTTCGATGATAAGAAGATCAAGCGAGCAGACATACAGAGAATCATGAGGACTATAGAGGCCAGAAAAGCCTTCTCTCAATAAATGGTGGAGATGGGAGGAGTTGAACCCCCGTCTCTGGCACTAGCCAGATCGATAACCTTACATCCCCTTAGAAGTTAAAGGTGTCAGCGTCGTGGTTGGAAGGCTGGCTGACGGCAACCCTATATAGGCAGTAAAGAACCTTTCCGGAGCACTCACGACTTACTCTTTGTGTACTTATGAACAACAAAATTATTCTCGCTCTTCTGCGTTAGATAAGAGGCGATCTTGAAGCATATCAATCTTCTTTTTTAAATTTTCTATATCTTTGTTTAGTCTTTCGTTCTGGGCAGTCAGAGCCTCGCATGATTTAGTCATAGCATCCAAGCCTTTTGCCAGAATTACTTCAGAGTTAACATTGTATACGGATAGGTTTTTTGTTTGTTGCATTTATTTATTATGTGAAATTGGTTGCCACTTGCCTGAGTCTTGCTCAATCCACTCAAACAGATATGAAAGATCATCGCTAGATAAAGGGTTGTCAGACTCAAGGTAATATATACCCCTGACCTCTGGGTCACGTGATGACGGTGCGTCGGCTTCAAACTCTACAATGACATTGGTTATGCTACCAGTGTAGTTGTCCATTTCTAGTTTGTGTTCATACATCATAGCGGTGTTAGTTAGATAAACATTGGTTCAAAGAAAGCAAGCTTGGGAGAGTATACTACACCACATCCAACGATTGGTTTGGCGGCGTAGACGCGCCCGTAGTTCATGGCAGGGTGATCGTGATCTACCCCACAGCCTACGTTCATACCAAAGACAATATCATCCTGGTTGGCGTGGTAGTTGATGCCGGCTTGTGCATGAAAATGACCCATGACAAGAGACTTGAACTGGGCTTGTGCGTTCTTCAGAGCCGACATCTGTCCTCCCTTCTCCTTGTCTCCATGCCTATATATTACTCCATCAATTACTAGGTCTGTGAATCTGGGATGTATCGTCCACCCGTCAAGACCCCATAATGTTTTGAAGTTAAGTATTACCTCTGGTGGTAAGCCAACACTCTGCGCCTTACGCTCTGGTAGGGCTGAGTGATTACCTATAAGGTAGTCTACCTCTGGGAAAGCCCTGTGTAGTGCTCTAACCTGTCTAGCTGCCGACACAAACTCATCTGCTGCACTAGGCATGGTTGGGTCTTTCTCGTGGAAGCTGATAGCGTTCCAGTCCACTAGGTCACCAATGTGAACTACCCGTGTGCATCTATGCTTATGAAATATAGATAATAAAAAGTCTATGTAGCCGATGTGCATGGCAGGGCAATGAGTATCCGCTATGACTAGGACTCGTTCTGTTCCCTGAGCCGATGGTATGGTAGCCTTGTATCGCCTAATCTTAGAACGCACAGCCTCTGCACTTGTTCCATAGTCTTGAGCGATTTGATGGTAACTAAAACCTTCTAGATAGAGGTTATAGGCTTGCTTCTGTGTTAGGTTTTCGTGTGTCATATTTACGATGGTGAGAGTTAACTAAATCTGCCAATGTGGTTTTGGAAAACAAACTTACCATACAGGTCTCGCTGGCCTTCGCGCTGCTTTGCTATATTATATTTGATAGAGATGTGTGTGCCGTTGACAGGATCATTATAAACTGTGGCTTCCTTTGTATCTGAGCCGTTAGGCCACAATAAGAGGATAATGTCTGCGTCGTTCTCGATGTCCCCAGAGTCTTTTAAATCATATAGTGTAATACCTGTCTCTCGCTTGGCTCCTTCTCTGTTTACTTGTGCTAACAGTATAACAGGTAGGTCTAACTCCATAGCCATAAGTTTTATCTGGTGGCTGACCTCTGCGATACCGTCATGCTTTTTTAATTTAGTGTTCCAAGGAACAAGTTGCAAGTAGTCTATCACAATCCATTCAATCTTGTGCTTACGTTTATACATACGAGCACGTGACCGAAGTTCATCAACATTCCGAACGTAGTGCTCTGTGAATATAGGTGCGTTCTCTACCCTGTCAGTAGCATCCCACACCCGCTTCTGTTTCTCTTCAGATAGCACACCCTCTTGAAACTGGTTGAGGTTTACAGCAGAGCAGGTCTGTATCATACGCTTTGCTAGACTCTTGGCTTGCATCTCAAAGGAGAAGTATAGACCCGGCTTGCTATGGGTTACACCGTTCTGTAGGGCTATGTTGAGAGCGATGCAAGTCTTGCCACAGGAGGTAGGGGCAGCAACAACCATTACCTCTCCATTGGCTATGCCGCCAGCACTGAGCTTCTCGTCTAATTGTTTGATCCTAGTTGGTAAGGCGAAGGTATCGTATGTTCCCTCCTCCATCTTTTTGAAATCCTCGCGTAAGGACTCGGCGGCTACTCTGATGGATGGATCATTGGTAGAGTTGTTGTCTAGTGTGGCAGTAACAGCTCTCTCAATGTCAGCAATGATTACGTCTGGGTCTTGGTTCTCTATCGCTGATTCAATGGCGATACGGGAAGTGCGAATAATCTGACGTAACTTAGACTTCTCTTTTATAATGTTGGCATAGCTTCCTATTTGCAAAGAACTACTGGCTTGCCCCTGTATGTGCATGATGGTGCTCAGTCCACCTGCTTCTCTATCTGTGCCTTCACGTTTTAGGAACTCATCAAGGTCGAGTTCAGAAAACTCTTTGCCAGAGGAGCATAACTTAGATATAGCCTTGAAGATTATTTTGTTGGAGTTGCCGTAGAAATCATCTGCGTTGACAATCGTGCTGATGCTGTCGTAGGAAGCATTGTCTAGTAGGCAACAGGCCAGCAACGCCTCTTCTGCTTCTAAGTTATGAGGTTGATCCATTCTTTTCTATAATCTTAATAGCTTCTTTGTTTAGTTCTGATACGATGTTGGGAGTAGGCTCTGGTCTATCGTCTATCCAGTTGCCCCTCATAATTGAGTCTCTTAGGACGGCAAGACCTGTTATGGCATGAGAGATGTGGTGCAGTCCAGAGTCTGGATCGTTGTCCTCTCCCTCATACCAGGCGGCTAGGTGACGGAAGGCGGCATCATAGTATACAGAGCCTTTGACACCTGCTTCACGCCAGTTGAACCTGCCATACTTCAAGTCTCCGTGTAGCTTCACAAGCCCTGCTTCAAGGAGCACGTTAGCCGGCATACCTGATAGCGGCACTTTTTTTATGCCGCAAGCATCCTTGGGGTTAGTCTTCTTAACCATTGCAAAATAAAGCCCCTCCCCCGCAGGAGAAGGGCTAGCCCCATATGCCTAGAAAGGGTTTGCTATGATTTCAGGCTCCGAGTAAGCAATCTCTAGCTCACTCTCCTCCTCTTCATCGTCCTCGGTGGGCTTCTCTACCTTTAGGTAGGAGGAAAGGTATTCCTGTAGTGTGCCATCCATCATGTCTGCTTGCAGAGCAGCCTCATCGGACAGCGTGTTAGATACAATGTTAAAGACTGGCCTGTTGTAACTTACAGCACCCTTGCGATCTTGGACTGCTTCGGTAACTGCTACAACGATGTCTCCCTCTAATTTATTGGAGCCACCAACCTTGTCTTCAAATTCAATCCATGCGGTGAGAGCACAGCCCTTGAGTTGAAAGTTAACAAGCTCATATCCCGCGCCAACCTTAGCCATAGCGTAGACAGACTTGGTGAACTTAACACCATGCACAGTCTTTACTTCTGACCAGATGCCGGTAGCGATGATACCGTCCTTGTTGCGGAGAGTAAGTTTGTCTCCTACGGTATACACTTCGTTAGCCCAGATTGCGCTGTTCTTTCTATCGTCCCAGCCCTTGGCCGTGATGAGTTGGTCGAGGATAATGAACCCTGTGTCCTGTGGTAGTGTTTTAGACTCTTGGGCTTCTTTATCGT